ACGGCTATCCCCCATCAGCCGGTACCGAAGGCGACCAAATCAAGCTCGGCATCCGCCGAACTGAGTATTACTGGAACCGCAAAATCGTCGCCGGCTCCACCCCCACAATCAAAGACTTCAGCCGCATTGAGCGCCTCTTCGCTCAAGGGGATCAACGCCGCTACTTCGTGCCCTGCCCCCACTGCAATCACATGCAGTACTTGCGCTGGTCACAGATGACCTGGAGCGACAACGACCCCTCCACCGCCGCCTACAAATGCGAATCCTGCAACGAACTCATCCCCCACTCTAAGAAGCGTTGGATGGTAGAACGCGGCGAATGGCGTCCCACAGTTCCCGGCAACGGCAAGCACGTAAGTTTCCATATATGGGCCGCTTATTCTTACTCACCAAATGCCACCTGGTCCAATTTAGTCGAAGAATTCTTAGAGTCCAAGAACGACGCCGAGCAACTAAAAACCTTTGTAAATACCGTCCTAGGTGAGGTTTGGGAAGACGAGTACGCTTCCAAGATCGGCGCCACCTCCTTGCTGGAACGTGCCGCCAAGGAAACCTACGAACCCCTCATCATCCCCTCGTCCGCCCTGGCGCTCACCATCGGCTGCGACTGTCAAGACGACCGCCTCAGCCTCAGCGTATGGGCATGGGGCCGCGAAGAAGAGGCGTGGCTCATCGACCGCAGCAAGCTCTACGGCGATCCCTCCCGTCCCGACGTATGGAAGCAGCTCGACGAAGTGCTCAGCCGCCCATTCCTAAGCGAAGACGGCATTGACCTGCGCGTAAGCGTGTGCGCAATCGACTCAGGTGGCCACCACACTGCCACGGTTTACGCCTACGCCCGTGACCGCGCCGCCCAGGGCGTCATCGCCATCAAAGGTATGTCCACTAAGGGGAAGCCGCCGATCGGCAAGGCCAGCAAGGTAGACCTCAACCACAAAGGCCAAACCTTACGCAAAGGCGCTCAAGTATTCCCCGTAGGTTCCGACGCCATCAAATCACTGCTATTTGGCCGTCTAAAGCACAACGATCCCGGTCCCGGCTACCTCCACTTCCACGCCAAAACACCACTCGACTATTTCGAGGAACTTACTGCCGAAAAACAGGTAATGCGCTACAAAAATGGTTATCCCCAACGTGTCTGGGTAAAAAAGAGCAGCCAGCCTAACGAAGCCCTCGACGAACTCGTGTACGCCTACGCCTCCCTGCACCGCCTCTACCAGCTCTACGACCGCCGCACAATCTGGGATCAACTGGAGCGCAAACTCCGCCCCACCTCCGACGACATCCCGCCTACCACTCCACGCACCGCCGCCGCCTTCAACGTCCTAGGCCGCTAAGCTGCGGCGCCGCTTGGCCGCCTAACTGCGTGGCCGCCTCGCAACTTACAAAAACAACACACCCCAAACCATCTAGACTTAGGCGAAATGCGTGCCGGAAATGGCATTTCCACAAGAAATATACACAGGAGATGCTGTAACCTGGACAGATACGCTCGCCCCTACAGCCGCTTCTTATACCTATTATTTTCGCACTAACGCTGCATCCGGCGCCACAGTCTCCGGCACCCTAAGCAACGGCATTTGGACTTTTACATTACCTTCAGCAACCACAGCAGGATTTAGCACAGGCGCGTGGTTCTACCAAGCAGTAAGTACCACAGCAGGCGCCCCTAAGACAGAGCGTACCGGGGAGTTCACCGTCTCCACCTCGCTGTCCTATGCGGGCTCCCCCACTGCCCTCGACCTGCGTAGCCAAGCCCAGAAGGACCTCGAAGCAGTTGAAGCAGCGATTCGAGCCCTCGTCGGAGGGGCACAGGAATACCGAATCGGGACTGCCACCGGCGGTCGCATGGTGAAGAGGGCTGACCTCGCGCAGTTGATCGCCTGGCGTGATCGCCTCAAGGCCGACGTGGCCCGCGAACAGCTTGCTGAGAACGTCGTCAACGGCAAAGGCGACGGCCGCTCCCTCTACGTCCGCTTCACCTAAGCCGCCATGGGCCTCCGCACCTGGATCCGTAACCAGTTCCAAGCCATCCGCCACGGACGCCGCGCCTATGACGCCGCCCGCTGGAACCGCTTTACTGCCGACTTTTTGGCCTCCGGCAGCAGCGCCGACGCCGAGATCCGTGGCAGCCTCAAAACGCTGCGCAATCGCAGCCGCGCACTGGTCCGCGACAACCCCTACGCCCGCCAAGCCAAACGCACCACCCAGATCAACGTCATCGGCGCACGCGGCATCCAGATGCAGCCCCAAGTGCTGCGCCCTGACGGCAGCGAAAAGGACGAGCGCCGCAACGCCGCTCTCCTCGCCTACTGGAACCGTTGGTGCCGTGCCGATTCCTGCGACGTAACAGGCCGCCTCAGCTTCCACGGAATCGAACTCAGCATCACAGGGGCCCTCCCCGAGTCCGGCGAGATCGGCATCCGCCTGGTTCGCCAAGCCATGGGCCGCAGCAAAGTCCCCCTAAGTCTCGAACTAATTGAATCGGATCAGATCGACGACGAATACACCGGCGTAAGTGATCGCCCTAAGCATTATTGGCGTATGGGCGTTGAACTAAATGAATGGGGTAGGCCAACCCGCTACGCAATTTTGCGTAAGCATCCCGGTGACGTTGAATTTGCCAACCCTGTAGAGGCCGGCGCTAAGCACCTGTTTATCGACGCAGCCGACTTCATCCACGTCTACCTCCCCGAGCGGGTAGGCCAGACACGAGGCGTACCTTGGTTCGCCCCCGTCATCACGACCTCCTGGAACCTCGGCAAGTACGAAGAGGCCCATTGGACCCGGAAGCGCGTCCAAGCCAACAGCCTGGGCTGGATCCAAACACCCGAACCCGAAACGTTTGGCAGCACAAATCCCGACGGCACCCCGGCCCTCGAAGACAACAAACGCCTCTGGAACACCGAACCCGGAAGCTACAACTTCCTCCTCCCAGGTGAAACGGCAATCCCCCCTGACTTCGGCCCCGACGACGGCCAGTACGAAGCCGTTGTCCGCACTCTCGCCCGCCGCTTCGCCGCCGGCTACGGCTGCTCCTACGAAACACTTAGCCGCGATTTTTCGGACACAAATTACAGCTCCTCCAGGCTTAGCATTTTGGAGGATCGTGACCACTGGCGCGTCATCCAATCGGTACTAATCCAGCAAGTACATCAGCGTGTATTCGAGGAGTGGCTCATGGCCGCCGCCCTCACCGAGCTGCCTATGCCGATGTTCTCCGACATCTGGACTCGCCCGGAGCGCTACAACTCCCCGCACTGGCAAGCCCGCGCCTGGAGCTGGGTTGACCCCGCCAAGGAGATGAAGGCTATGGAAATGAGCCGCGCCCTTCAGCTCCAAACCCATGCCGAGCAGATCATGGAATACACCGGAAACGACTTCATGAACACCATGACAACCATCAGCAAGGAAAACGAAATCAAACAGCAGCTCGGTTTAAGCGGCGGTACCCCCATGCCCACCGAGCCCTCCGCCAATACGCCCAGCCGCGACACCGAACCCCTCTACCTAGAGGGTGAGGACGAGCCCCTCAAGCTCCGCACCGACCTAAGCGCTGCCGCCAAGCGCCCTAAGTAGCGCAGCTCCACCCCATTACCCCCATCCTCCTATGGCCAGCATCAACGGCACCGAAATCGACCTGATGCCTACCGAAGGTATGCGGGAAGAGGCCGAGCGCTACCGCGCTTGGAAACGCGAGGGCCGTGCAGGCGGAACCAGCGTGGCTGCCCGCCGCGCCACCCAAATCCTCAGCGGTAACGAGCTGAGCCCCGCCACTGTCATCACGATGTCCGCTTGGTTCGCCCGTCACGAGGTAGACAAGCAAGGCGAAGGCTACTCACCGAACAGTCCTGCCTACCCATCCCCCGGTCGCGTCGCTTGGGCCGCCTGGGGCGGCGATCCCGGTCAGACCTGGGCCACCGCTAAGGCTAAAACGATTAAAAACGCTTCCGATAGACTTCACAACACAGCAGGCACTACAGATATGAGCGCCCAGCCCACTGAAGCACGCGAACTGACCCCAGACCTTACGGCTCCTCAGGTCGCCCTATACGAAGCCCTAGAGGAAATCGTCGATGAACTTGGCCAGTTTGATCAAGGTATCGGTGCTCACGGCGCTCACTACATGCCTGCTAGCCCCTTCGCCAACGAAGGAATGCAGTGCTCCAACTGCATCTTCTACGCCGGTCCCCGTGCCTGTGAAGTCGTCTCTGGAGACATCGCCCCGGAAGGCGCCTGCAAATTCTGGATCATCCCCGAGCAACTGCTCAGCCCCGAAGCCGCCGACGGACGCGCCTTGGCTGATCCCGACGCCGTTCGTGCCGCTGCCGATTCCGTGCGTGCCGCCGCCGGCGAACTTAGTGAAGGTGATTTTGTGGCATGGCAGTCCAGCGGCGGAACCGCCCGAGGCCGCATTGAACACATCATGCGCACTGGCACACTCGGCGTTCCGGGCAGCGATTTCAGCATCGACGCCTCTTCTGATGATCCCGCCGCCCTCATCCGCATCTACCGCCCTAAGCAGGACGGTTGGGCCGAAACCGAAACTCTCGTAGGCCATAAGTTTTCAACGCTGCGCAAAATTGACGCCCTCAAGGCACCATCCAGCGATAACGAGGACGACCGCACTGCCGAGCAGCGCCCTTACCCCAACGAACACGCCGCTCGCCTCCTCGATCCCGCGCAGTTCGACCGTTTCCGCCGCAAGAACAACGACTTCGCCCAAGGCATCGACTCCATCTACGGCATCAAAGGTAACGACCCACTCAAACTCCAAGCTCTCCGCTTCGACGCCGCCCGCTTCACTCCCGCCGAAGCCAAGAAGTGGCTAAGTGATCACGACTTCACGCCCATCTCCTTCGAGCCCGCCACTGGCAAAGCCATGCAGGACCGCCTCGACATCAAAGCCATCAATAAAGAGGTGCTTAGGCGCGAAGCACCACAGGGCCTCCGCGTAGAACAATCCACCGACACCGGCCTCACCTTCAGCTTCAGCTCTGAGGCTCCGGTAGAACGCTGGTGGGGCCGTGAAGTGCTGATGCACGACGACGGCGCAATGGATCTGGCCCGCATGAACGATGGCGGCCCTTGGCTCTGGAACCACAACCGCGATGTCGTACTCGGCGTAGCAGAGAAAGCCTGGCTCGGCAGCGACCGCCGCCTCTACGTCAAAACAAAATGGAGCCCAAATACCACCGAAAAAGGAACCGAAGAATACAAGCGCCGTCAAGACATCGAAGCCGGTATCGTCCGCAACGTATCCTTTGCCTACGAAATTAACGACGTGCGTGAAGCACAAAATGGCGATATGCAAGTCGTCAAATGGAACGTTCTGGAGGTCTCCTCTGTGAGCGTCCCCGCCGACCAAACCGTGGGCCTAGGACGTTCACATCAAGAAACCAATCCAGATCCCCAACCACTTACAACAGAAAAGACAATTCAAGCATCGACCCCTACACTTGGAACTAAGCAGACCGCCGAGCGCGGACCTGACTCCACCCAAACTCCTCCATCCATGGAACAAACCATCAATGTTCAGGAGGTCGAAGCCGCCGCTCGGCAGTCCGAGCGTGAGCGGGTTGCGACCATCCGCGCCATGTGCGACCAACACCAAGTCGGTGCTGATCTGGCTGAGCGCCTGATCAACGACGACGCCACCATCGACCAAGCCCGTGAAGCCGTGCTGACTCAACTGGGACGTACCCGCGTGGAAATCCAAGGCCGCATCCACGACGACAACTCCGCTTCCCTCGGTCTGACCGACAAGGAGACCCGTAGCTTCTCCTTCGTTCGCGCCCTCAACTACCTCGTCAACCCCGGCGACCGCGCTGCCCGCGAAGCCGCTGCCTTCGAGATCGAAGTTGGTAAGGCCGCTGCCGCCAAGTACGAGCGCTCCTCCAACGGCATCGTCATCCCGAATGAAGTGCTGCGCCGCGACCTCGTGGTGGGCACCTCCACCGCCGGCGGCAACCTCGTCTCCACCGATCTGTTGAGCGGTAGCTTCATCGACCTGCTGCGCAATCGCATGGCGATGATGCAGGCCGGCGTGACCATGCTGAGTGGCCTCCAGGGCAACGTCAGCATCCCCCGCCAAACCTCTGCCGCCACCGCCTATTGGGTTGGTGAGTCCGGTTCGCCTACCGAGAGCCAGCAGGCTATCGACCAAGTGAACATGACGCCCAAAACCGTGGGCGCCTTCGTGGACTACAGCCGCCGTCTGCTGCTCCAGTCCAGCATCGACGTGGAGTCGATGATTCGCTCTGACCTCGCCAAGGTCATCGCTCTGGAACTCGACCGCGCTGCCATCTACGGCACCGGCTCTTCCAACCAGCCTTTGGGTCTGGTGAACACTACCGGCATTGGTACCCAGACCATCACCACCTACGGCACCTTCGCTGAGTACATCGGCATGGAGACCGATGTGGCAACCGCGAATGCCGATGCTGGCGCTCTGCGCTACATCATCAACGCCGCTGCCCGTGGCGCTCT